GGGCGGGTATGCCGGGAACGAAAAGGGCCCACGTTTGTAAAGCAAACGCGGACCCTCTCTCGCGCCTGGTGCCTGCAAAAATCTCGCAGGACCGGCTTTCTGTCAAGGCAATTTGTAAAGTTTTCCCTTACTGCTGGTCGGCCGCTGCCGCCAGCGCATCGAGCGCGCGCGTATAGCGCTGGTTCTCGGCCGAACCGGGGACCATCGCCTTTTTCGACAGGTCGGGATCCGCCTTGATCGTGTCGATCTCCTTCTGCGCCTGTTCGGCGTTCATGCCGAACGTGCGCCGTTCGCCATTGACGATCCGATCCTCGCCGAAGTTGGTCCCGTACTTCGCCAGCATATCCAGCATCTTGCCCGGCCCGCCAGGCATTCCGCGCAGATATTGCATGTCGCTGCTCGAGAGCTTGAGGTCGCGCGCCGCAGCATTGACCGCCGCGAGCTTGTCGTCCTTTTCGGCACCCCAAGATTTCACATGCTCGCCGGCCGCCGCCTGCTGCCCCTTCACCAGCTGGTCGGCATCGGCAATCTGGCCCTCGATGATATCTTTGAGCATGCCGTCGAGCGCGGCCTTCGGTACGCCGTACCTGTGCCCCAGCGTGGTCACCTGCTCGGTCAACGCGGAATTGAGCTCGATCGGATTGCCATCGGCATCCTTGGGCTCGGGGATTGCATACCCTTTCGGATCGTCGGGCACGCCGATCGCCTTGTGATACTCGGCCACCTCGGTTTCACTCGCGCCCTCGCCGGGCACCTTGACACGGCCGCTGTCGCGCAACGCCCGCTGGTTGTCGCGGGCGATCTTGGCGAGCCCGTTGAGATCCTTGACCCCGGCCGATTTCACCCAGTCGCGCAAGCTCGCGCTGTCACCTTCGGCTGTCTCGGTCGACAGTCCCGCGTACCAGTCGGGATCCTGCCCGCCGCCATCGCCGCCACCTTGGCCCCCGCCATCGCCGCCGGCACCGCCGCCCGCGCCGGCACCGTCGCCGGAACCACCAGCGCCACCATCACCAGCACCGCCGTCGCCAGCTCCACCAGCGCCAGCGCCACCAGCATCGCCCAGGAAGTCGGCCGCGCCGCCGGCATCGCCGCCCGTACCACCATCGCCACCAGCGCCGCCGGCGCCTCCGTCAGTCAAGTCCATCGTCGAGCTCCATCAAATGTTGCACACTGCTTTCGTCCAGGTAGAGATAGTCGAGGAGAGCGCGCAGAAGGTCGCGCATTCCCAGGCGATAGGCCATCACCTGCGGATCCTCGTGGAATTGTGTCGGGCGATAATAGCCCGCGATCCGCGCCAGCTCGGCCAGCACGATCTCGCCGCCACGGTGGATCTCGCCGTCGGGCGCCAGGAACAGCCAGCGCACGATCGGCCCCATCAGGAACCGACCCAACAACCGCTTTGCCGTTCGCTCGGGCATGCCGCCGAACAAGCCCCTCGCTTCGCGCGCGATCATAATCGATCGATAGCGGATCCGGTTTCTCTCGCTGACGGCCATTTATGCCGCGTCCCCGTAGCTGCCCGCCTGCGCCAGATCCTTGCTTGCGCCGGCGATCTTCTCGAGCTGCTCGGCCTGGGCAGCCATGGCGGCCTGCTCGGCCTCGGCTTCTTCGGCCGCCTGCACATCTTCGCGGCTGCGGATATAGCTAGGCCGCACGCCGATCTCTTCGGCACCGCCCAACAGCATCTCGGCCACATCGACATACTTGCCGGCAGTGGTTTGCTCGAGCGCGGTTACGCTTGTCGCGTATTCGACGAACCGCATCGACTTGGCCGTGCTTTCCGCGCGCGCCATGGCAGCCAGCGGGTTCTCGTATGCGATCATCGGCCAGGATCCGGCTTCACTCACTTCGGCCGGGAAGCTCTCGACCTGCTCGGCCGCGAGCATCAGCTCGAGATCGCGCTGGCTCATCGGGTCCTGCTTCTCGGTTTCGTAGCGCGAGGCGAACGGCCGCACCAGGATACCCTGCTTGCTCATCACCTCGAGCACTTCGGTTGTCGTCATGCGCGAATTGGGATCGGTCAGGATCTTGTAGAATTCCTCGAGGAAGCTGACGCGGATCGGATCCTTCTCCTGCTCCATCAACTCCATCGCGTAGGGAATGCCGTTCTCGCCGCCTGGCATGCGATGCACCAGCAGGCGCCCGCTTTCATCGACCAGGCCGGGCGAAAGGCCACCCGGCTTGCTTGCCAGGCGCACCGCGCCGCCTTCGTGGTGGAAAGCCAGCGCCGGATCCACCGCCTTGTGCCCGGCCCGCAGCGTGGTGTGCTTCATCGCGTTGAGCGTGGCGATATTGGGCATGACGTCGAACGCCGGCGATCGTCCGTAGATCTCGCCGGGGCTGGTCGAATGGCGGCTGACCGATACCGGCATGGTCCGGTAACCCTTGCGCCGCACATAGATCTTTTCGTCCGTCGCCAGGTACCGGCTTGCCACCGGGAACCGCAAGTGATCCAGGCGATCGCGATCCCACGACGTATTCGGACAGACCACATGCAGGATCTCGAACTTGTCGTTTTCCTTCTTCTTGGTCGGATCAAGCGCATCGAGCATCTTCGGCGTCAGCGCATCGCGGCCGAATTCCTGCTCGCACTGGCGCGCGGTCAGCTCGAACTTGCGATGCACGCGATCGACCAGGCCGGCCGCATCCACATCGATGTAGAACTCGCGCAGCGGAATACAGCGATAGCGCATCCCGCGCGGCCCTGCCTCCTGCCATACCGCGCTGGTCCCATAGCGGCCGAGCTGATCCCAGTCCTCGTAACTGGCAATGTTGAACCCGGTGTGCGCGGCATGCCGGATCGCTTTCATCCGGCGGCCCGCGCGATCGCGCCACAACTGCACGCTGCGCAGCTTGTTGAGATCCTCGTCGAGGAACCAGGGCTTGATATATTCCTCGCGCTCGGGCGTGGTTATCGCCACCCCGGCGGCGCGAAACTTGTGCAACGATAGGATATGCTGGCTATCGAAATTGCGCGCGCCGCGGATCTGCCCCGGCGTGTGATGCGTAAAGCCCGCGGTGGCGGGGAAACGCTCGTCGATTTCCTGCCAGCTCGGCTCCCATGCCGATCGCATCTGCGCCAACCTTTCCTGGTCGCGCAGGTCCTGCTTGGCGAGATCTTCGTCCTGGATATTCTCGATCATGCTGCACGCTCCAAAAAGGTTGGTGTGGTTTTCCGGCGGGCGGTGTTTCGGGGAGAGGAGGAAGGATCAACCCGCCCGCCGGAAAGTGGTCAGGCCGATGCGGCCAATTTTTCGCGCAGGAGATAACCCTCGAGCGCCCAAATCTTGTTGCGCGCGTTCTCGCGCGCGATCTTCCGACCAATCTCTTTGTCGAAATTGTCGGGCGATGCCGCCGCGCTCTCGCCGGTGACGATGTAACCATTGCGCAGCGTGAGCGCGCAAACCGTCAATGTCGTGCCGGCGAATACGTGATACTGCTCCGACTGGATCGCATCGTCGATCATCTGCGGGTTGAGGCGTGGCGCGTTGAGCCCCTTGGCCTGGATCTCCGCCTCGATCTGATTTTCATTCTCACTCATCGATCTACCTTTCTCTCTTGCTACCAGGCGCGAGAGAACTCTCGATCACGCCAGTACGACGTCATCCTTGAGCTGGTAGGACTGGCCTGCGCCCAGCGTCAGCTGGCCTGCAAGCCGCGGCAGCCAGGCAACCTGCTCGCCATCGACCAGCAGGGCGTAGCCCGCCAGGACACGCGCACCGCGTTCATCGGCCGGCCCGCGCACGGTCAGATCGTCGACCGAAAGCATCAAGCGGCCGCGGCGGAAGATGAACCGCTCGCCCGGCACCGCCACCGGGGGCACACCCACCAACTCGGCCGCACCATCCGAAAAAGCGATCTCGACCCGATCCTCGCTGCCCAGCAAATCGAACAGATCCGCGCCCGAAAGCTGATCGGCAACCTTGCCCAGCTTGCGCGGCTCGAGACTTGCCTCGAGCTGCTCGAGCTCGGCCACCTTGCGCGTGGTCGCGCCCTTCTGCGCCGCCAGCGATCGCTTGGCCGAATTGCGCTCGGCGACCACATCACCCAGCGCACCCGCCGCGGCCGCGACCGGATCGAAATTCTCGGCGCCGGCCTCGGCCTCTGTGACCAGCTTGAGCCCCACCAGGACCTTGCGCAGATTGTCGCGATCAGCAGCGTGGGCATTCTCCGCCTCGTCGCGCTGCTTGCGCAGCTCATCCACCTTCACACCGAGCCCCTCGAGGGATTTGGCGTGTTCCGCTACCAACTCATTCGCCTTGCCGAGCTCGGCGTGCGTCGCGTCGAGCTGGGTTTGCAGCTCGCTAACTTCACCTTTCTCGGCATCGCTCTTGCCACCGATAACGTCGGCAGCCTGCTTAGATTGTGTCGCTTTTCCGGCCATAACTCGATCCTTTCTCGCTTAGCTACCCGGAACGAACCGGCCGAACCCGCCGGGTCCGCTACCGCCGCCACCGGCGTCGTAATCGGCGCGCGCTCCGCGGCGCTGCGCCAGCTCCCGCTCGCGCGCGGCCTGCTCGGCCGCATCATCGCGTGTGACAGCCTTGGGCTGGATCACATCGGGCTGTTTCTTCTTCTTGCCGATCAGGCCGAACAGGGCATTGCCCAGCAGGCCACCGGCGATTTTGGCTACGAAACTCATCAGTTTACTCCTGCTAGAACGTCGAAATCGCTATCGAGCTGCACCGGCACATCGCCGCCGATCAGGCTGCGACCACCCTCGGAAAGCTCGAGGCCCTTCTCGACCTCGAACGCGCCGTATTGCAGCGCATCCATCAGGTCCGAATAGCCCTGCACTTTCTTGGGAACGTCGTTGTAAAACCCGTCGCCGGCCCCCTTGCCGACCCGCTGGTAAAAATACTTCGTGCGGAAGGCGCGGCGCGTCATGGTGCAGCGCTTGTGGACCTTGAGCGCGCGCTCCTCGCCTACCGCTCGGTTCAGATGCTGGCGCACCGCTTTCAGCCGCGGCGCCAGCGCATTGCGCGGCACTCGCGCCTTGCGCACCCGGTGGCCCAAGCCCTTCTGGAAATCCTGCCGCCAGCTGGTGAAGTTGACCGCATCCTCACCGGCGCCACCGGCGGGATCGCAAACCGCATCGCCGATCTCGAACCGGGCGTATTTGTTCACCAGCAGCTCGGCGACCTGCTTGCCCAGCGTCTCGCCGCCCATCTGAACCACCTGGATCTCGTCGTCCTCGTCCTCGAACACGGCACCGATCTCCTCGAGGATCCGCAGCTGGCCCTTCACCAGCTGCGCGACCAGCACCGCGCCGAGCAATCCCTGGTCGGCGAAGATCAGCAGCGGGAAGCCCTCGATCGCCTCGAACTCGCCGCAATGCAGCTTGTCGCTGTATTCGGGGAAAACCGACCGGCCGAGCTGCGGCGGCGTGAACCGGCTGCACAGCATGCGGTCGATATACTGGCGATTGCCGCGCAGATTGGCGAAGGCGTATTGCCGCTCGTAATAACCCTTCGGCAGGTTCGCCAGGTTCTCCGCCTTGGGGTTGACCATCCACCCGCCGGGAACGTGCTCGCCCTCGAGGATCGCGGGCGGTTGCTCGCAATACTCGACCAGCTTGCGATCGCCCGCGACATTGCGGATCGCTGCCTCGACTTCCTCCTCGAGCGCTTCCTCGACCAGGACCTTGTGCGTCCAGTTTTCATCGTCGCAGCCGTTGAGGCCGAGCAGGATAAACGGATCCACGACCAAGTCGGGATCGAGATCGTTGAAACGGCCGACACGGCCGGAAAGGAAAGTCAGGATATCGGGATGCGTGCGGTCGGCCTCGTCGACCGCGGCCGCGGTACATTCGAGGCCGCGCAGTGCGTCCTCAACCGTCTGGTCGCCGATCGCGCGCCATTCCAGCTCGACGCTGGCAATGTCGACCGGCTTGGCATCGGGATCGAGGATATGCCCGTCACGCTTGAGCACCATCGAATACTTGTGAACGCGTGGACTGGAATGGACGTAATTACCCACGTTGCGCGGCACCACCTTGTGAAAGCTCGGGATCGCGTTGCGATCGAGGTTCGGGTATGTGTCGCGAATAAAGACATATCGCGCGTTCCGGATCAGCTGACCATGCCCGTTCATCCGCCCTTTTTGCTTGGTCGCGTGATGCTGGAACTTGATCGCCATCCCGATCGTCTTACCCGATCCGACCGGCCCCATGATGCCCAGGATGAACGCAGTCGATGCCACCATGCGATCGGTCACCGGCCCCATCGGCTTGAGCTCGCGCGCCGGTGGTAGCGGCTCGTTTTCGAGATCCGGCACATACTCGTCGGCCGGATCGAAATCGGGGTGATGATCGAACAGCTCGGTCATTCCTCGCTGCCGTCCTTGACTTCGGTAAACTCGCCATCCTCGACCGCGCCGCCGAGCACGAACTGGCCCGCCGCCGCCTTCTCGGCATCGCCGTGACTGGTGTTGACGCCGGGAATGATGAGGTTGAAATCGCCATCCGCGCGCACCTCGACCTGCACGGGTTTCTTACCGTGCATGTACGGCATCAACCCCTCGGCCGCGCGGGTTCGCAGCGCCTGCGCCGCGCCATAGGTCAACTGCTTCTTGGCCGGATCCATCACCGAGCTGCGCTGCACCAGCACTTCCGGCGGTGTGCTCGCGATCTCGGCCAGGATCAGCGCCGGATCGCGGTTCCCGTTCTGCAGGATATACTTCTCGAAATCGCGGGTGCGCTTGTTTTTCGATCCCGGCTTGCGGCCGCCTGCCGAAGCCTTGCGCTTTTCGCGCGCGTGATCGAGCACATCGAGCTCGTCGAAATCCCCGCCGCCCGCATGCAGCTCCTTGCGGCTGCGCGCCATTTCCTCGGGGCTCGGAACATCGAGCAGGTCGCACTGCACCTGGCGCGCTGGCGCCGGCAGCTGCGCGTGGCTCTCGGCCACCATCGCCTCGGCCGCCTGTTTTCCACCGACTTCTGGCGCATCAGTTGACACCGGCAACGCCTCCGCTAGCCTCGACCGTTCGACGCAGCGCCTTTCCCTTGGCACCACGACGACGAGGTACGGCCACCCCGACCCGGCAGCTGGCTACGCCTTCACCCCGACCCGATACCGCGCATGCGGATTGGCCCCTCGCGGATACCCTACCCCGACCCGATGCTGCGGCTGACCCTTGGGCGCCATCCGATCGGCTCGCGCTCGATCCAGCGGAGAAGTTCTTAGGCCCGAACGGGGGCCGGATCGTCGATCCAAATCTCGCCACTCTGGCGCGCGGCCATGGTAGCGAGCGAGAGCTCGCCAATGGGGGCACAGGGGGGGGCGCCTGGGCGGCCTCGATCGCGGCCGGGCGCGCGGCCTGGTCATGGATGCGCGGCAGCCTGCGAAGCTGACGACACAGGCCGCCAACCCCAGCTTTTCCGCGCGTCTCGCCCATGGCTTCCAACATCGCCCTTCCAACAACGGCCGATCGGCGCTGCAGAAACGGCGGAATTCCGCCATTCCCGCTGTGCCTGGTCGACCAGCTCGAGCAGCGCTCGAGATCTCCGATCGCAGCGACCAGCTCGGCCGCCAGGCGCTCCCCGCGCCGCGAAAATCGCCGATCCTTTCGCGCCCTCTCCCCCGAGCGAGGCTGTTGTCGGCCTGGTCGAGATCGAGGCGCTCAAATCGAGCGATATCCGGTCGCCAGAATATGCCCGCCTCCCCTTTCCACGCTATCCGGTTCCATGCAGAACCGACCGGAACCGATAACAGAACCAGCAACCCATTCTAATTACATAGTAATTAGGTGTGGTTCTGTGGTTCCGGTCTTTTCCCATCTCGCATTAACGCGCGCGTGTGTGTGCAGGCGTGTGCGCATGGAATTTGCCGCCAGCGCAAGAACCACCGGAACCGAGAGGATTACCGTGGCAAATCAATGTCTTGAGCGTTCCGCAACTGGTTCTGCACGGTTCCCGCCAGAACCTCCACCCGAGCCCATCCACAGCGCCAAATCTGGCCATCAATATCTCCGCCTCGCCAACGGGCCGGGGTAGGGATCGCTGACGCGCCAGCTGATCGGCCGCGCCGCGGCCGATCGATAGCGAGCGCCTGCTATTCGCACCCGCTATCGCGGGCGCGGCAGGCGCGCTTTTCTCTCTTGACTTGGCGGTTTCCCGCCAAGTCTAGGCCCGATAACGGGCCGGGGTTGACATGAAGATATGTCCTCTTTAAAGACATAGTTATGGCAGCGTCACAGGGACGGGCCAACGGTCAGAAAGGACCTTAAGCAATGGCAAAATTCGACACATACCAAGACGTCACCGACGCGGTTCTCGCCAACCTCGAGGCCGGCACCCGGCCGTGGAAACAGGACTGGCAGGGATCGGCAGTGCAGATGCCGCACCGTGTTACCGGCGACGAATATCGCGGCATCAACGTCGTCTTGCTGTGGATGAGTGCCACCGCCCAGGGCTTCGGCGGCCGCACCTGGATGACATTCAAGCAGGCCAAGGAGCTTGGCGGCAAGGTCCGCAAGGGCAGCAAGGGCACCCGCATCGTTTTCTTCAAGAAGATCGAGGTTAAGGATCGCGAGGCCGCCGGCGATGATGAAACCAAGCGTATCCCGATGCTGCGCACATACACCGTATTCAACAGCGACCAGATCGACGATCTTCCCGAAAAGTACGCCACGCCGGCGCCGATCGTGGCGCCCGGGCCAAGCAAGAAGCGCTGCGCAGCTGCGGCGCGGAAATCGTCGAGGCCGGCAGCCGCGCCTTCTACACGCCGGCAACCGATGTGGTGACCATGCCCGATTTCGAGCGCTTCGCCAGCTCGAGCGGCTATCTCGCCACGCTGGCGCATGAGCTGTGCCACTGGACCGGGCACAAGACGCGCCTCGATCGCTTCGGCAAGAACGATCGCACCAGCTACGCTTTCGAGGAGCTGGTGGCCGAGCTTGGCGCCGCCTTCATCGGCTCGCGGCTTGGCATCGTGGGCGAGCATATCGACAACCACAGCGCCTATCTGGCGGGATGGCTCAAGGTCCTGCGTGACGACAAGCGCGCAATTTTCCGCGCCGCCAGCCTCGCCCAAGCCGCGGCCGATATGGTGCTGGCACAGGCCGCGCC